ACAACATGTCTTTACAAGACGCTTTTGTATTTGGCCCTGGTTTCAGGGACTTTGATAAATTTTTTGTTGGATTTGACGAACACTTTGATCATTTAAATCAAGTAGCCGAAGCAGTATCACGCAACACCTCAGGCTATCCACCCTACAATATCACCAAGCTCAGCAGCATCAACTATGCCATTGAACTGGCCGTAGCTGGTTTTGACGAAGCTGAAATTGATATTGAATATGCCGAAAACAAACTCACAGTCTCAGGTAACAAAACACCTGTAGAAGATTCTGAATTTGTACACCGAGGCATTGCTACCCGAGACTTTACTCGCACTTTTGGACTCAATGATGATGTCATTGTCACTGGCGCTAATCTAAAAAACGGATTATTGACCATTGCACTGGAACGCATCATACCCGAGGCTAAAAAACCCAGAAAGATTGCCATTGGATCAGTATCGGCCGTCAGCACTGGCATTGACCGAGTACAGGAATTACTGGTAGAGAAAGAAAAACTTAAAGACTAAACATAATTAATCGGGGGCTTCGGCCCCCACTTTTGGAGTTATTATGAACGTAAAATTGATGCGCCTTAGCACAGGCGAAGACTTAATTGGTGATGTTGTAGAACACAGTGGTGATACAGTTACCATTGAAAATCCCTGTATTGTTTATCTAAGTCAAAATCCCAATGGCGGTCCAGCCAACCTGGGCATGACTCGTTGGATGCCCTATGCAGAAAACAAAGAGTTTGTACTTGATAACAAATACATTGTTACCTATGCCAATCCAGTTGAAGAACTATCCAAACAGTATGATCAGGTGTTTGGTTCTGGTCTTATTACACCGCCAAAAACAATTCAGCTAGCAAAATAGTGCTTGACAGTTAACTAAAAATCCCTTATAATTGTATAATGGAAATGTGGCCGAGTGGTCGAAGGCACTTCACTGCTAACGAAGCAAACCGAAAGGTTTCGAGAGTTCGAATCTCTCCATTTCCGCCAGTAACCTGATTCAGGGCAGGTAGTCCCTGAGCTTGAGTGAGCAAGATCCAGACAATGGAACGTAACGCGCCATTTCGACTAGCTGGTATGGCAAGTAACTCACAATACCAGGCAGAAGGGCCAGCAATGGCCCGTAAATTTTTAATATAAATATAGGACTATGGCACAAAAAATATTTAAAAAACCCAATAAAAATAACCTGGATGGTTCAACAGTCCATGTAGGTGATGCTCCTTTTGAAGTTGCATTTCGTAAATTCAAACGCAAAATTGAAGCTAGTAATCTGCTGCGTGAACTACAGTTGCGTGAACATTATGTCAAGCCCACGACCTCTCGCAAGCAAAAGAAGGCAGCTGCCGTCAAACGCTGGGAACGTGAAGTAAGCAAAAACAAACTTCCACCGAAATTATACTAATATGACTACAAAAAACGATATCACTGGCGATTTTATCAAGAGTAAACCAGCATCAGATCAGTTTGATCGTAACTTTGATCAGATTGACTGGAGTGTTAAAATGGAAAAGCTCGAAGAAGTTATCAAAGACCATGGTGAGTTACTAAAAAAATTAAAAGATTGACAGCAACACCATAGTATCATATAATATTATTTTAACATGGAGAATTTGAATGAAATACTATGATCATGTAATGCTAGGTGAACCCAAAGAAGCGCCCCGAGTAGATGTACAACGAGCAGTTCGAATGTTTGGCCAAGAACAGTATAAATTGATTCTGGTGGCAGCAGCTCGGGCTCGCGACATAGAACGCAAATACACCATTGCCTGCAAGGCAGCTGGTAAAATTCTCCCACAGACCTACAAACCCATCAATGCTGCGCTCAAAGAAATCATTGATGGCGAACTAACACCCGAAGGAACCAAATAATGGCAGCAGCTGGACCAAAAGTACACAAAAGTAAACGTCATAACAATCCCATGACCTACAAGAGTGGTAAACCCCGTCTTCGTACACTTAATGTTAAACAATTAACATCCCTAGTAGATAAGACTCAAGTAAAGAAAGAGAAAGCAAAAATTACCAAAGAAATTCAGCGTCGCATAACAGCTGGACTACAAAGAGTAACAAAATTAAAATTATTCAAAGCCAAGGAGGCTTAACATGATACATGATCAGATCGTAGAACAAGTAACAGTATATGTAGCAGAAAATGACAAGTTTGAAACCAAAGGCGTAAAAGCGTCAGCTGCTAGAGCTCGTAAAGCACTGGGCGAAATTGGCAAACTGGTCCGAGCTCGTCGCAAAGAAATTCAAGAAAAGAAAACAGCAGGCACTGCTTAATGGAACAGGCCCAGGTGGCGAAATTGGTAGACGCACCAGTTTCAGGTACTGGCGACGCAAGTCATGGAGGTTCGAGTCCTCTCTTGGGCACCAAAACTCACGAAGCGCTGATCATTGCCGCAGAAGAATGTGCTGAGGTAACTCAGCAGATCTGCAAGATCATACGCTTTGGGCTGGATACTCCGTATTTAACTGCGGGTGACGGAACAACCAATCGTGAACAGCTGGAAAAAGAAGTTGGCGATCTAATCTGCATGATAGACATCCTGTTTGAACAGGGCATCATAGATAGTAATAATGTGACCCGAGCCGAGATAACCAAACGAGAAAAATTAGCAAAATGGAGTCGACTCTTTGAGTAAAGATCAAAAATTTAAATGGATCATGAGCCTGACATTTCTGGGCAGTGCTCTTTTACTCAGCAGTAATTTTGAATACAGCCGCATAGGATTCCTGACCTTCTTTGCAGGACATCTCATGGGGCTGTATGTATTTCGACGTGATCCGGCCATGCTCTGGCACAACATCATATTTAGTTTCATAGACCTCTGGGGCATATATCGCTGGTGGTTGTGCTGATATAAATAGCATATGGACCAGATAACCATAGAGCAGTCTGCAGCAGATAAAATTACAGAGTTGTTGGCCGAGGAAAGCAATCCTGAATTAAAACTTCGCATGTTTGTACAGGGCGGAGGATGCAGTGGTTTTCAGTATGGCTTTACCTTTGACGAACTACAGAATGACGATGATTTTGTCATAGAACAACTGGGTGTGACAGTACTGGTAGATGCTCTGAGCATGCAGTATGTACAGGGGTCAGTGGTAGCCTATACAAAAAGTCTCATGGGCGAACAATTCGAAATAAAAAATCCTCAGGCCACCAGCAAGTGTGGTTGTGGATCATCTTTCGGGGCATAACATGGCATATTCAGACAAAGTACTGGACCATTATGAAAATCCCCGCAATGTAGGCGTACTGGATAAAACCAGTCCGGACGTGGGCACGGGCCTGGTTGGCGCTCCGGCCTGTGGTGATGTAATGAAACTTCAGATTGAAGTGCATGAAGGAGTCATAACAGATGCAAAATTTAAGACCTATGGTTGTGGGTCTGCTATTGCTAGTTCTAGTCTTGTCACCGAGTGGCTCAAGGGCAAGACGCTGGCTCAGGCACAGACCATTAAGAACTCTGATATCGCAATTGAACTTGCACTACCCCCAGTCAAAATACACTGCTCAGTACTGGCAGAAGATGCCATCAAGTCAGCCATAGAAGATTATACCAACAAGCAATAATATACTATGAAAAAAATATTACTTAGCCCCTGGTTGGCCCTGCTGACCCTGAGCTTAATCATAGGTATCAGAGCCACAGACCCAGAATTTGTACAGTCAGTCAGGCTCAGATACTTTGATACACTGATAACAAGTAAACCCGTGGTACACTCTAAACGAGTCCATGTCGTTAATATTGATGATGCTGCACTTGAAAGACTTGGGCAATTTCCGTTTCCAAGGAGTCAATATGCAAACATTATTGAAGATCTTTACGCTCGTGATGCTGGCCTTGTCGTGTTTAATATCTTTATGCCTGATCCTGATAGGTTTGGAAAGGATGCTGGCCTGGCTGATACCTTCCATAGACATCCTGTGGTATTACCACAAGTCGCCGTCCCGGATAAACAACTGTCATTAGCATTCAGACCTGGTGTTAGTGAAGTTGGAGAACCAGCACAGAACTTTACAGTCAATTATGCTGGTATTCAACCCAATATTAAAATGTTCAACACCAGCGCTGCTGGTATAGGAGTCGTAAATGTCTTACCTGAAATTGATGGCGTTGTGCGTCGCATCCCTATGGTGGTGTCCAGTGGAGGCCTGCTCTATCCCAGCATCAGTCTTGAAACCCTGCGAGTCGCTGTTGGAGATCCCAGCTTCCAGATCAAATCTTCCGTTTCCGGAATCCAGGCTGTTCGCATCCCCAGCTTCGCAAAAATCAACACCGACAACCTTGGTCGTGTTTGGGTTGACTGGAGCTCGACCCCAGTTCAGCACAGTGTTATGGACCTCCCAGGATCGTTCAACGGAGGTATCGTCATCGTTGGGCTTACCGCCCGTGGACTCAATAATCCAGTCGCAACCCCTAGAGGTGGACAGTATCCGCATCATGTACAGGCTGCGGTTCTAGACACACTTACCTCAGGTACAAGTATATCCAGACCTGATTGGGCCGATGGTGCTGAGATATTAGGACTGGTATTACTTTCTATTCTATCAATTTTCCTAACCAGGTGGACCTATGGCTTTATTCCTGTTATTGCTATTGTCTGTGGCATTTATTTGGGCTCTAGGTATCTGTTCTCAGGATATTCCTTTTTACTGGATGCTAGCTTTCCAATCATTGGGCTTGTGTTGGTTTATGTACACAGCTATACAGTTAAGTTTGTTAGTGAGTTAAATCAGAAGCTACAGATCAAGAAGCAGTTTGGCACCTATCTGAGTCCGGATCTGGTAGAGAAGTTGCAGCGGAATCCAGGCCTGCTCAAACTGGGCGGTGATAGCCGTGAATTAAGCATCATGTTTACTGATGTTCGAGGATTTACTACCATAAGCGAACACTATGGCGCTGATGTGCAGGGACTGACTCGCATCATGAATCGCTACATGACAGCCATGACCAAAAGAATCATACAAAACAAAGGCACCCTGGATAAATACATAGGAGATGCTCAGATGGCATTCTGGAATGCTCCTTTAGATGACGAGCGACATGCCATCAATGCCGTCAAAACTGGTTTAGACATGCTGGAGGATCTAGATGCATTTAATGCGGAAATTACTAAAGAAGGTATTCCTGCTTTTGGTATGGGCCTGGGTATTAATACCGGGGTCGTCGTTGTGGGTAATATGGGCAGTGAGCAGCGTTTTGACTATACCTGCCTCGGTGACGCAGTCAATCTCGCAAGCCGTCTTGAAGGTCAATCAAAGAATTATGGAGTTCGAATCATCCTTGGTGCAGACACCGCAGAACAGGTCCAGGGCAGTTTCCCCACCATAGAGCTGGATACCATAGCCGTAAAAGGTAAAACTCAGGGGGTTCGTATCTACACCATAGGTCAGACCGTGGCCTACATGCATGCAGAGTTTCTAAAAGAATATTATCGTGGTAACTGGGCTGACGCAGAACGCTGGGCTCGCATGATGATAAATAATGATGAAGTAACCATCAAGGATTATTACCTGAACATGATTGAAAGATTAAGTTCAGGCCGACCAGCCGAGTGGGATGGCACCTGGCGAGCAACATCAAAATAAGGAGTTAACATGGGATCTTGGGACGCAGACTTACAACCATTACCACAGATTACAGAAGCAGATGCAAACAATACCTGGGATCATACTGTAACCTATAATCCAGGTGATCAGGTAGTTCACAAGGGCATTACCTATGCCTGGATAGCTGAGGCTGGAGCAGCAGAAACAGCACCAGACACAGATACCGATCATTGGGCCAGAGTTTAATTATTGAATAATTTCAGTATGTTTATGGGCCAGGCTCTTTTTAAGGGCCTTGAACCATAGTTTCTTTTCTTTTTTATGCTGATGTTGCACACAGGCCACGTACATCTTACGTAATAGTTTTTGAACTTTCATAGCATCTTCTTCCAGTAAACGATTTCCCAGCGACCATCTGCATGCTCAACCAGGGCACTGCAGCTCTCTACCCAATCACCATCATTCATGTAGACTATGCCTCGTTTGGTTTTAATCTCGGGTGTATGTATGTGTCCACAGATGATGCCATCATAGCCTTTGCGTTCGCAATAGTCAATGAGATTGTCTTCGAATTCATAGACAAAATTTATGGCTTTCTTGACCGAGTGTTTTAGGAACTTGCTCAGACTCCAGTAACCAAACCCCATGCGATGTCGTACATAATTAAAGTGAGTGTTGATCCACAGCACCAGATCATAGGCATAGTCACCTAAAAAGCTAATCCAGCGACCTAGACGAGTAATACCATCAAACATATCACCATGAGTAAGTAACAGGCGACGGCCGTCAGTGTCTGTATACTCGGCATGATTACATACCAGAATATTACCCAAGGAAAACTTAGTAACAAAAGGACGTAAAAACTCGTCATGATTGCCTGTGATGTAGGTGACACGAGTGCCTCGCTTTGCATATTCTAATATGCGTCCTATGACCTTGGTATGGCTCTTTTTCCAGCGCCAGCGGTTCTGCTGTATCTTCCAGCCGTCTATGATGTCACCAATTAAAAAAAGATTATCACACTCGTGATGCTTAAGGAAGTTATTTAATAACTCGGCCTTGCAATCCTTGGTGCCCAGATGTGTATCACTTATGCATATGGTCTTATACTTCATCAAAGACTCAGTTCCTGATCCTGTAGTTGTTTGCTATATTTACTCATCTTGTCCAGGTAACCACGATTGCGTAGTTCCTTGAACACTAGATTTTCCAGACTAAACTCACCGCCTTTTTTAATAGCAGCTCCGCGCATGTCTCGCAGTTTGTCCTTGAGATTTTTAAACGCAGCCTGACTGCTGTTAGAACGAATCATGTCGTCAATCATGTGCATGTAGAAACGCACCTTTTGTTTCAACAGCGGGTCCTTGAGCATTTCTGCGCCTATGTATTCGGGTTTGCTGATCCAGGTATTGCGTTTAAGACTGTATACCCCCTGATTTACTGGATACTCAGTTTTATAATCCTGAGCATAGGGTTCTAGACTATACCCCAGTATGGTAATTTTATGACTCTGAGTCCACATGACCTTTTTGTCCTGCAGGTAGTCATCTAATAGGGGATTATTTTTAGCTATGCGATCCTTGTCCACAATCAAATGTACATCTATGTCGGACAGGTCTGTATAGTTAAAATTGGCATTACCGCCGGTCATGATGATGTCCTTGACAGAATTTTTAGGTATTTTGGCAAAAACTCTCCAGGCTTCGGCATACTGCAGGAGCTTGACGCGAACCTCGTGTTTTAGAACACCAGCAGCCCAGAGCCTGGGATTAAGCTCTTCGTGGTATTCCAGATGAATTTTCATCTCGTTAAGATGTCGTTTGAATGTTCTCATTTTGATTGCTTTATAAAAATACTGTTGGTTGTAGATTCCTGATTCTGTATGTTCACCGTCTGTCCGTCCTGTATGATGGTGATATCATAGCCTCTGTCTTTATTTATCAGTACTGTGGCCTTCTGCGTTGTATTACGGGTAATCTGATAATATGTATTTCGGTCAAAGATATAGGTCTGCGTGTTGGCATTATAACCCAGCACAAACACGGCTAATATGTAGTTGTCCAG